TAACAACGAAGAGCTTGGTGCAATCGCTACATCAATTCCTTTTTGTATACATTTCGATAACCAAAACTCACAACATGCTCGCCCCATCTCTCCAAAATGCACGTTGGTTTTATATGTAAAATCAGCGCCAAACATATTAATAGAACCAACTTCTTGGTACAGCGCATAAGCAATGGCGTACGCAATAGAATTATTAAAATAAGCGCACCCTGTTTTTTTAATCACCTCTTCTAAAGGATAAAGGACAATGCCAGGAACACGGGTATCTTTTACGCAAGAATAAATTGGAACATCTAATCTTGGCAGTGTTCTGCGCATAACGTGGGTTTGAGGTCCTGCATCAAACGTGTCAAAAAACCTTGTTGCAGGGTCCATAATAAAGGCTCTGTCTGGAGTTATGACTGCGCACATTGAACCTATCGTCCAAACTTCATCGTATTCTTGGCTATGGCTAATGGACAAATGATAGTCTAGTTGACTTCTGCCCATGGCGACTATGGCAATTTTTTTGCCTTTCAGGCTTTCTTCAATCATTTACTGTTGTTGCTGTTGTTTGGGAGAAACAAACCCTCTTGGTCTATCGAATCTATTTTCGTCTCTTGTAGCTCTTCCTTCCATTAACGCTGTTGTGCTCATAAGCGCGTTTTGAAAACGTTGCTCAAACATATTCGTTTCGTTTAAGTCTTGCTTCATAAAAATACTGGCCTCTACTAACGTTCCATACAACAATAGATCGGGAGCGTTTTTTGAAACCCATGTGGTTCCACTGTCTCCGGCCGCTGTTAATGAATTAGGCTCATATAAATAATGCAGCTCAAACGTCAAATTTGCATTTGGAGTTGGCGCCAGTATAAAAGTATCGTCATCAAACTGACCATAAAACTTAGGCGTTCCTGTAGTGGCTGCCGATTGCGTGTAATTACGCATAAAACTAGGGTGTTTTAACAATAAATAAGTGTATTCGTTGCTGCTGTTTAAAACAGCTAAACTTAAAGGTGCAATAAAATCTGTAGGCGCAGAAAGATAGGGGTTTCCAGAAGCAGCCGTGCCCGTAACATTTTTACGAAAAACATTGAGTTCAATCGTATTAAATATACGGTTTTCCGCTTGTTGTATAAACGTGTCCAACGTATTTACAAAAGTGGTTTCAGAATTATCCATGTAATTCTGCACCGCTGTTTTTAATCCACTATATGTAAAACTCATGTTGTTGGTCCCGCCGTTGTTGTAGAACCGCCACCGCTAACGTTCCCCGTTGTTGCAGTCCCGGTTGAAGTAAATTTATAATTGTTGTCATCTACAACCGTTATTGTATATCCACTTGAAGCCTCAAGTACAGTGGTTGTTATTCCGTCAAAATCTGCTGTTTCACGAAAACGAACCGTGTCTCCGGTTGTTCTGTTGTGCTTAAACTCGGTGGCTTGAACAATTGCATTTTCTCCAGAGGTAAGTGCTCGAAAAGGATTTAAAGGCAAAAGCGTTTGAGCGGGTCCTACTGAAACAAAGCCTCCTCCGCCTCTTATTGCGCTGTCCGCAGTTCCCGAAGAAACACCAAAACTATAGGTATCGGTTGTTATAACAGTAATTGAGTATCCGTCTGGATCTTCTAAAGCAGCCGGAGAGAGCCCAGCAAAAGGAGAAGTTCCTCTAAACCTAACTTTGTCTCCAGTTGTTCTACCATGGTCGTCCTCAAAAACAGTTACTACAGAACTACTGGCTGTAGATAAAAAAGGGTTGCTTGTCAATAAGGCTTCTGCAACCGGCTCAGTTCTAGCGGGTCTTGGATTTCTTATTGCTTCTGCATCAGCGGAGAAATGCGGAGGGCTTAGTTGAGGTTGTTTAGGTTCCCACTGATCGGGTCCTACTAAAAAACCGTCCCAAGTCATTTTCATGTCTCTTAAACGATAACGAAAACCCGATATGTCGCATATTCCATAGGCTCTTTTTCCGCTTGCAAACGCCATTATATAATTGTCCTAGCGGGAAGAAAACGAGAACTTACTGTGTCGATGTTCTCTGAAGAAGCTCTTTGCCATTCTTCATCGTATATTTGTTTTAAAAGAGGCACTCGTTCAGGTGCTCTTTTTATTGCCACGTAGTATGAAAGTCCTGCAACCATTGCCGGTAAAAACTCAAAAGTAATTTCTAACGTGTTTGTATAAATGCCTGCGTCTTGCATTCGCGTAAGGGCATAGTATCGAAAAACGTCTGTAGAATTTTCTGGGGCGGGGTACAAATAAAGTTTAGGAGTAATCGCTCGTTCTAAATAAAACTGAGTAACCCTAGACTTGGTGGCTTTATCGGGGAGATACTGGTAGTCGCTTCGACTTATTCTATTAACCTGATAATCAGTTGTAGTGCTTCCAGAAGTGCGTCTAACAACGGCTGACAACACATTAACTAAATCTGTATCAAGGTCGTAGCTTGCTGTTCCTTCTACCAAAGCTTTCGTGCGTTCTTCAATGAGCCAAAGATTAAGTCCTCTGTTTGCCCAATCTGCGAACATAAGATTAAGAGACCGTCTAGCTGTTTCTAAATCATAGCCTGTTCTTAGCTCCAAGCCACAACGTTCAAAAGCTTCTTCGATTAACTCATCAACGTTCAGGTCAAACGCTGTTGTCCCTGAAGTTGCCATGATTACGGCCTACGGTCTTTTTTCTTATAAGAAGTTTCCATTCCCATTACGCCACCGCCTCCCATGTAGCCCGGGATTTTTCCGCCCTTCTTATAGCCTTTTACACCATAATCGCCACGGGAAGATTTAGTTTCTCCCATCATGTGCAATTTTCTTTCTCTCATTCCTGGCATGATTTACCTCTAATTATTAGGTGCTTCATAATATTTTATGAATTCGCACCAGACTGTGTATTCATTTCCTGCATCGGAAGTTGATGGAATAACGAAAAGAACGTCTCCACTGTATCCCGTCGCTTCTGTGTTGACCAACCCTCCAATAGAACTAAAGTCAAACATGTTGTCATAAGAAAGCGTTAAAAAAGTAACGTTAGTGTCTGCATCCCAGTCTAGGGAAGCAGGAGCATCTGTTCCTCCGCCTGCTGTGTACCAGATTTTACTTAGTGCAACGTGGGCGCAAGCTTTCCCGTTGTTTGCTGTCAATGCTGAAACATCGACCAACGTTGTGCTGCTTGCGCTTCCGTCTGATAAAACTGAACAATAAACAACTAGTTTTTTGTCGTAGTCATATTGAATGGTAGGGCCTGTGACTGTATTAGCCATAATTCAGCTCCTTATGCGTCAGCAAATGGAGTAACTAGTGTTCCCGAACCAAGTATGATTCCTTCCACCGCATACTTAGCAGAAGCCATTGCAGTTACTTTTACGATACTGCCAGCTAGTCCACCCTTGGTGCTTCCGTTCATAGTGATAACGTCGTTAGACGCACCTGAAATAAACGTTTTACCTGTTGCGTCAGTTACACCTGTGTAAAGACCGCCCACAAATTTATCGGTTCCATCGGTTAAGATGTCCATATCTGTTGCTGCGGTGACAACTATAAATGTAAAAGTAGCGCCTAGGTTGTTGGTTTGGTTTGGATCGTCGTCACTGCCTGGAGCAGTTGCAACAATAGAAGGCAAAGTAAATTTACCGTCTGCGTCATTAGTTACTATGACTTTTCCAGCGTGTGCTGCAACAGTCAAGGTTGTGTCAGCAGTTAGACTAACTACGTTAGCGTTTCCTGCCGAAATAAAGCCAGCTAGTGATTTAACTGGTCCTGAAAAGGTTGATTTTGCCATAATTTTTTCTCCTGAAAAAATAAGTCCTATTGTCTTGGCTTGTCTGCTAGGTCAGTCGATAGGACAAAGTTATCCCTAGATACAATAACTATATTACTTGGAAAAAATATAAAAAGAAAGAGAAAGTGTGCCGGGTTGAGTGAGAAACCCCCGGCGAGGTTCCATATTTAGCTTTATGCTCCGGGGCTGCCAAAGACTGCTCGGGGGTCAGACCACCCAAACGAATATCTTTCGCGTGCCTTATATCGAACATTACCAGTATCGAAGTCTGCTTCCATTGAAGTCTTGATTGGCGAACGGTTAAACATTTTGAAACCGTTTGGACAATCAGTCTTAATGAACCAGGCATCGGTATCAGTAAGATAATGATTTACGACGTAGCCTTCAGGGACCATGCCCATGTTGCGTACTGCGTTTATATCATTATCAGAAGTTCCTACACGACCAGGTGTTTCCATGAGCCTATCAGCAGTGAACTGTAGTTCTTTAGGGATGATTAGTTTCATTCCTTGAAGTGCTACTTTTAGTCCACGCTCATCTGTAAATGCTGCAATGTCAATCAGTGCTTGCTCTAACGAAGTTTCGTTAAGGTCAGCAGAGGTAGAAAGTTCATTACGCAAATTAGCACCACCCACAGTTGGGTGGTCTGTTGCGCAAAGTTCTTTACCGTCGCCGCCTAAATAACTTGTGTTAAAGGCTCTGTTTAAGACAGATGCAGATTTTACTTGCTTAGTGTTTGACATACTTCTTGCAAGCGCACGAGTGTATCTTGCTGACAATTTGTCATAAAGATTATCCTCGATAGCTTCTTCAGTAATTGAAAACGCTAAAGCAATGGTTTCATGGGTATACCTAGAGGTAAAGGCTTCTTGTGCTGAGTCGAATGCTACACCTGCTCCTTCAGATTTAACGGGTGCTGCATCGAAACCGGTAAGCATAACTTCTTCTTCAAAAGCGCGGTCACTTGATTCAACGTCATAAATTTCTTCATGTTCGTTGTCATATCTGCCGTACTCTAGTCCAAAGAGAGCATTCAAGCCAGGTAGCAATTCTTTTACGAGTTGCGCTCTACTTATTGCCATTATCTATACTCCTTAAGTTCCAGCCACAGGACCTCTGTAAGCGTGCTCA